CTCATGGTCGCGAAGGCCATCAACGCGTACACCGTGATGCGCGAACTCTCGGTCACTTCCCCAGGCACGAAGGGCCGACTGGAGGTGCGCGCGTGATCGTGACTCTCATTCTGCTCGGCATCATTCTCCCTACTCAGTCATGGCGCGAGATCTTCGGATTCGAGGAGAAGCGATGAGCGCTCCACTTGAACCGCGCGAGCCCGTAGAGCGGACCGACGTCTGGCGCTCCGCGAATGATCTCAGCTACGCGAGGTCGCTCGACATCTGCGCGAACGCTGAACGATCGAGCGACGACCACGACTGGACCGACCAAGTGTGGCTCCACTCGCAGCGCATCGTGAGCGTTGACCCGCGCAGCGCCGAACTACTCCGAACCACACTCGCACACTACACGGCGGCCGCGCTCGAGCGTGATCGCCTCCTGGGGCAACTTCACGATGCCAAAGAAACGCTGCGTCGTGCACTGCGCAACCCGCAAACAACTGAAGGGCCATCCGATGCTCAACTCTGAAATCGCGCAACTGCTGCGCACTGCTGCCGCTCGTCTCGACGGCACCGACGCCTACCTCGCACCGACCACACCGACCACACCACGGGCGACGCCCGCCGCTGACTCTGCACCCAAGATCAGCGGCGGCGCGTGCCCGCCGGGCATGCTTCGCGGCATGTGCACCTTCTGGAAGATGGACACAACGCCCAGCGGGCGCGCGCGTGGACGCGTCGGCGTCTCGTGGCGCGACGCCGGCGGCGAGCACAAGGAGTACTACAACTGCTTCGACGAGAAGGTGCTCCACAAGATCGATCCGGTGCCGGTAGGGATGCCGATCGAGATCGAGCTCAAGCCGTGGAAGGACACGAGCGTGATCACGGCGCTCAATGTCCGAATGGACCGAGCATGAAGCCGAAGCCGAGTACGGCGTTCACGCTTGCCGCGCTGCCTGATTCGATGACGAGCGCTCGACGGTGGGTACGGTGGAAGCCGATCGAGCGCGACGGCAAGTGGACCAAGATGCCCGTGCAAGTGACTGGCGCCGCAGCGTCGTCGACCGATCCGACGACATGGGGCACACTCGACGAAGTCTACTGCGCAGCGGTGGGCAAGGATGGCATCGGCTTCATGCTCGGCGACGGGTGGCTCGGCGTCGACTTTGATGGCGTCTCGACCGCTCCAGGCGAATGGCTCGACCCGTGGGTCAAGGAGTGGGCCAACGAGGCCGGCACGTATGTGGAATGGTCGCCGAGCGGGACGGGCATTCACGCGATCTTTAGGGATGCGACGCTTCCTAGTTGGTCGCAGAATCGCCGAGGGGGCGTCGAGGTCTACGACAAGTCGCGCTTCTTCTGCGTCACTGGGAACGCGCTCAACTCGCACGATGCCAACGCTTCCTCGGTCGCGTTTCACACCGTGTGTGAGCGCTACCTCAAGAAGGACGAACCAATCGCCCGAATCGCCCAACCGCCCACGGCGACGGCGACAATCGAGCTCAAGGACTCGTCGGCCGAGGATTGGCGTCTGTGCTGCGCGCTCGCGGCGCAAGGGTGGAAAGACACGCGCATCGAGGAGCAACTACGGCACAAGATGACGAGCGAGGGGCGTGAGGAGAAGATGGCGCGCAAGGACTACGTCGAGCGGACCGTAGCGGGGGCGATTCGGACGGCGGGGACGACAGCCCAGACCGCCCAACCGCCCACGTTCCGAGCGCTCGTGGACGTGATCAAGGACTACCCAAACCAAGCACCTTTCCTTGTGGACCAGCTCGTGCGACGCGGGGAAGTCGCCGCAGTCATCGCGCCGCCGAAGTGCATGAAGAGCTTCCTCATGCACGATCTCGCAATCTCGCTCGCGACGGGGCGCAGCTGGGTGGGCGAGTTTGCTTGCGAGCGCTGCCGAGTGTTGCTCGTGGACAACGAGTTGCAACTGGCGACGATCTCAGAGCGCGTCAACAAGATCGTAAAGAACATGGGTTTCGGCCTAGCCGCCCTTGAGGGGCATTTCGACGTGCTCAGTCTGCGTGAGGATGACCGAGATCTCGACGCCGTCCTAGAGGCGATCAAGGGGCTCGAACACAAGTACGACTTCGTCATCTTCGATGCGCTCTACATGTTCCTCGAAGCCGGCATGGATGAGAACTCGAACGCGGACATGACGATTCTCCTTCGCAAGTTTCGGCGCTTCGCCACGAAGGTCGACTGCGGCGTGATGCTCGTGCACCACACATCGAAGGGCGTGCAGAGCGGGAAGGATTCGCTCGATCTCGGCGCGGGCGCCGGCTCACTGGGGCGCGCAGTGGATATGCACATCGGCATATACAGGCACGAGGAGGACAACACGTTCGTCGCGCACTTCAAGACGCGATCGAGCGCCCCAGTGCCGCCAGTTGGAATCGAGTGGGACTACCCGCGCTTCCGTCGCGCGATCGGTATCGACCTTGAAGATCTGTGGACGGGGCCGAAGAAGAAGAAAGCACCTTGAACTTCTCTTACGCAGCGGGCGTCGCGTCAAGCGCGCCTGGCAGCGTAAGAGAAAAGTAAGACGAAGTCAACCCCCCCAAAAAAATACCCCAGGAGTCAGACCCGTGACAGACCAACAAGACGACATCGAGGATGACGTGGACGCCCCCAAGTGCAAGGCGTGCGGCGTGCCGTGGACACGACATCGAGGCATCATCGCGATCTGCCAACAGTACCTAGAGACGGTTGAGACGCTTGAGCGTGTGAACGACGCGCGGGAGAAGGCGTTGAGCGAGCGCGACGAAGCGCGGCGTTGGTGGTGCTACGAGACAGAAGATGCGCGAGCAGAAGCCCAAAAACGTGGGTGGGACTGCTTCAAGGACGCTAAGCCGTGACCATCAACTCACGCGCCAAGGGCGCACGCGGCGAGCTCGAAGCATGTGAGGCCCTCGGACGCATCGGGCTCGACTGCCGGCGCTCGGTCCAGTACTGCGGCGCCACCGGCCAAGCGGACCTCATCTGCGACGCAAACCTCCACGTTGAGGTCAAGCTCACCGAGCGCTTGAACCCGTACGCGTTCATCGAGCAAGCCATCAACGACAGTGCGCGCACCAAGCGCCCGCCACTGGTCGTGATGCGCTCAAGCTACAAGCCGTGGCTCATCATGTGCCGTGTCGACGACATCGTCCGCATCGCCGAGGAGATCATTCGTGTCCGAGCATCGCGAGATACCAATCTTCCAGGCTAACCCAGACGCCGTGCCGCAACCCAACACGCCGCGCGCGTACCTTGGCAACCGATGGAAGGCCGTGCGCCGTCGGCATCTCATGGGACAGCCCATGTGCGTGCGCTGCGGGCTCTTCGGCGAGGAGGTGCACCACGTGCGCACGCGCCACGAAGCGCCCGAACGGCGCTTCGACCCGTCGAACCTATTGACGATGTGCCGCGCGTGTCACGCCCGAGAACATGGAAAAAAGTTGTCCACAAGTTATCCACATTCGCGACACGATTGGGGGGGGTAAGTTGGAGAAAACACCCCCAACATCGGGCATCGTCCTGCCTACTGCGGGAATTCTGCCACAACATCGCGAGGTTTGCGACATTTGCGACCAATACGCGGCCGATGTGCTCGCCGAACGCGTGCCCGCCGGTCGTTGGATGTGGGCGGCGGCGCAGCGCTACCAGCGTGACCGACTGCGCAACGACATCTACATGGACTGGGAGGCCGTCGCGGCGCTCAACGCCCACTTCGGCTCCCTCTCGCTCGTCGGCGAGTCGACGGGCGCGCTCTTCGCCCTCCATCCGTGGCAACTGTGGACCGTCGCGCAGATCGTCGGGTGGAAGATGGAAGACGGCCGGCGACGCGTGCGCCTCGCGCTCGTGCAAGTTGCGCGCGGAAACGGAAAGACGACGCTCATGGCGGGCTTGTGTCTGTGGGACTTGATCGGCGGCGAGGGCCGTCGCGTCCACGTGATCGCCAACAACGAAGACCAGGCCGAGATCTGCCTTGACACGGCGCGACAGATGGCGATAAAGCTCGCGCCCGCCGGCATGGTCGTGCGCTTCAACCGTATTGTGCGCCCGAGCGCCGACTCGGAGATGACCGCGCTACCCGCGCAAGAGCGATCGCTCGACGGCTTGAACCCGTCACTCTGGATCGCGGACGAGGCCGCCGAGTTTCGCGGGCGGTTCTTGACGAAGCTCCTCACGACGGGAAGCAAGCGCAAGGAGTCGACGGGCGTGATCATCTCGACGCCGGGCAGCAACCCCGAGAACCATTACGCCGAGATCGTGAAGCAGTGCGAGTCGATTCTCAGCGGCGAAACCGACGACGACACCGTGATGCCAATCATGTACGGCCTCGACGCCGGCGACAAGCTCGACGACGAGGGCACATGGCCCAAGGCGAACCCCGGCCTCGCGCTCGGGCAGCCCGATCTCGTGTCGCTGCGGCGCTCCTGGCACACGATGAAGCGCTCGCCGATGGGCCGTGCGGAGTTCTCGCGATATCACGCGGCACGCTGCGACGAGAATACCGGCGGGTGGCTCGACATGTCGCAGTGGACCGGCGGGCAGACGATCGACTGGGAAGCGCTGAAGAAGCGTCCCGCGTACGTCGGCATCGATCTCTCGAAGACGCTCGACATGACGGCGTGCGTCGTCGCGATCCCGCTCGACGACGGGCGGGTGGTGCTGCGTGGCCACTACTTCTGGCCCGCTGCCGACGTCGCGCAGCGCGAGCTCGACTACCGCATGCCCGTGAGGACGTGGGCGCTCGAGGGAAAGATTGAACTCACGCCCGGCCGCGAGATCGACTACGAAGCCGTTCGCGCGCGCGTGCTTCAACTCGGCGAAGAGTTCAACGTGCGATCCGTAGGCTACGACTCCTGGGGGGCGAAGTACCTCGCCGAGCAACTGCAAGCCGACGGCGTCCCGATCACGTGCTACCGAATGGGCATTGCGACGTTTGGCCCAGGGTGCGCGCTCTTCCAGAACTTGTGGGCCGGCGGGAAGCTCGTCATCGGTGACGATCCAATCTTGCGCCGCGCGTGCGCCGAAGCTCACGCCAAGCGCGACATCAACTCGAACATTCGACCGATCAAGTCTCGCGAGTACTGCGCGATCGATCCGCTCGTGGCTTCGATCATCGCTTGCCATGTGTGGGGAGGAATGAAGAGATCGACGTATGAAGATGAATATGAGGAAAAAAGAAAGTGATCGTGTTTAGGTGTAATCCGCGCGCGAGTCGCCCTCGATTATGCCCACATGCTTCGAGGCATCTTGCAAAGAATGCTTGGACACTGGCCCTCTCAGAGTGTGCTTCAGGTGTCCTACGACTCGGCGGGAATGCCGTCCGTATCGACGACGAACGCGCTGCGATACACGCCCGTGTATCGCGCCGTCACGCTGATCGCTAACGACATCGCGCGGACGCCGCTCACCAGTAGCGACGACATCGCGACGCGCTTACTCGCCCAGCCGAACCGATTCCAAACGGGCTACGACTTTCGCCGCTCGATGACGCTTCAAGCGCTCCTCTACGGGAACGCTTTCGCCGTGGTGAACCGCACAATCGGCGGCGATCTCATCGAGCTTCTGCCGCTTGAACATTCAAGCGTGTCTCTCGATGTCTCGGGCATGGTGCCCGTCTACCGAACGCAGACCTACGGCGACGTTCCACATACCTCGATGCTGCACATTCGTGCGATCGGCATCGACGGCATGTGGGGCGAGTCGCCGATCAACCTCTGCCGTACTTCGCTTCAAGTGCTCGCGTCGCAAGAGCAAGCGCAACTTGAGGGCATGAAGAACGCGGGCAACCCGAAGCTCGCGATCTTGCATCCGTCGGCGTTGAACGCGGGCGCGCGGCAGATGATCGCCGAGGACTTCATGGCCAAGCACGCGGGCGCCCAGAACGCCGGCCGCCCGCTTGTGCTCAGCGAGGGCATGAAGGTCGAGCGCATCTCCTCAACGCTCGACGACGCCGGCATAAGCGCCGCGCGCCGTTACTCGGTCGAGGACGTTTCGCGCATCTTCGGCGTGCCGACTTCCTATCTCAGCGAGCACTCGGCGAACGCCTACGGCTCGATGGAATGGCTTTCCCGCATGTACGTGGACGCGTGCCTATCGCACTGGTTCGCCGCGTGGAGCTCGGAGATCGCGAGCAAGGTCGCGACGCTCGGCTCGACTGTGACGTTCGACGCAGACGCGATCACGCGCCCGTCACTCGCTGAACAGATGGCTGCGCTCCGCACTGGCGTGGAGTCTGGCGTGATCACGCGCAACGAAGCGCGCGCGCGTCTCGACATGAAGCCGCTACCTGGACTCGACGAGCCAATCGTCGCCAAGAACATGGGCACCGGCGGGGGCACATCAAACATCGGAGCCGACACATCGGCGGGGGCTCTCAATGATTTCACATCGTGATTTCACCGGCGTGACCAAGGTCGATGGAAGGACTCTATCCGGCGTCGCAGCCGTGTACGGGCAACCGTCGCGCACGATCCACGAGCAGGGACGCTCATTCATCGAACGCATCGCCCCAGGCGCTTTCGGCGCTTCGATCGAAGGCGACATCAAGCTCCTCTACAACCACCAAAACGCCATGCCGCTCGCGCGCTCGCGGAGCGGCACGCTCACGCTTTCCGACTCGCCGAATGGCTTGCAGTACTCCGCGTCGCTCCCCGAGACCACACTCGGCAACGATGTCCGCGCGCTCCTTGAGCGTGGCGACTTGAGCGGCGAGATGAGCTTTGGCTTCTTCGTTGACAAGGACGAGTGGAACAAGACAAAGACCGAGCGCACCGTGACCGCTGCGCGACTCTCCGAGATCAGCATCGTCGTCGATGCCGCCTACCCACAAACCAATTCGAGCTTGCGTTGCGTTGACGCGGCCACGATCGAGGCCGCACACACTCGGCTCGAACTTCACTTGCAAAGGATCTCTCAATGGACAACTTGAACTTGAACGAACTTAACAACCTCACGCACAACTACCGCAAGGAACTTGAACGAATCGAGAAGCGCACCGGCGCCCCGGCTCAATTCGTGACGCAGAAGGGCAGCGGCTCCGAGATCGAAATGATCGAGCGCATGGACGCCGACATGACCAAGATCGAGCGCAGCGTGCAAGACATCGCGCAGAACCGCGCGCAAGAGTCACGCCTCGCAGCAATCGAAGCGCGCCTCGGCGAACCCGTCTACACGTCGCGCGCCGCAGCCGTGAGCCGTGGCTCAGACACCGATCCAAAGTCCGCCGCATACGCCGAGCGTTGGATCAAGGCTACCGCGCGCGGCGATCTCGCTGAGCTCCGCGTGATGAGCAACGGCACAAGCAACGCCGGCGTGCCGACCGATCTTGAGCGTCGCATCGTCGCGAAGCTGCAACAAGCAAGCGCGCTTCGCTCGCTCGCAAAGATCACCACGATCGACAGTGCGCGCACTGTGACTATCGAGAACGCGCTCCCGACATCCGCGCTTGTCGCCGACAACGGCTCTGTATCTGCCGCCGATGCGACATTCTCCGCGCAGATCAGCGTAGTTCCCTACAAGTTTGTCTGTGCGACAACGATGACGCAAGAGTTCATTGATGACGTTGTGGGCACTGCGGGCATCGGCACTGGCCTCGACTACATTGCGCAGCGCTGCGCGGCGTCGCTCGCGCTCACACTCGACCAGTTCTACACCGTGGGCACCGGCACAAGCCAACCGCAAGGCATCTTCGACACGGGCGCGACAGCGCTCGCCGGCCTCGTTACTCAGGGCGTGGTCCTCGCCGAGGATGCGTTGATCACTGCCGTGACCGGTGACAATATCATCGACTGCGTGCACGCAGTCGCGCCGCAATACCGACAGTCGCCGCGCTTCAAGTGGCTCTTCTCGGATACGTTCCTCAAGACCGTGCGCAAGATCAAGGTCAACACCACCGAATACGTCTGGAAGCCATCTGAGAACTACTCCGATCTGACCGCCGGCGTGCCTGGCTTCCTCTACGGCGTGCCGTACGTCATCGGCAAGTACGTTGCGGACGCGGACACCACTTCGACTACCACTGCGATCCAGGGCAAGGCGATGGCCGGCGTCGGTCACTGGGACTACTTCGAGATCTTCGATCGCACTGGTATGACCAGCATGATTGACCCGTACTCGGGCGCTGCAAACATGCGCAGCACGCTCTACACCTACATGCGCACCGATAGTCGCATCATGCAGCCAGAAGCGTTCGCATCGATTCGATTCCTCAACGCCGCTTGATCCGATTTCTTACTCCCTGCCTCGGCGCTGCGGGAACGCAGCGCCGAGGTTTCGATGGCACTCTCTCTCGCAACCGTGAAAGCCGCGCTTCGCATCGACTACGTCGACGACGATAGCGAGCTGTCTCGTCTCATTCTCGCGGCTGAAGCGTTCGTGGAGAGTTACACCGGCGTGCGCATATCGTCGGCCTCGCGCACGATGTCGTTGCTCACGTTCAAGCGGACGAAGTTTGCTGATTACCCGTGGACAGCCACGTCCGGCGTGACCTACTACGACGCCGACAACGTGTCCACCGTGATGCCGAGTGGCTTCTGGACGGACACCACCCAAGAGATCAAGGCGATCGAGTTCCTCGAAGCGCCGGCCACATACCCGGGCACCGTGATCACCGTCACCTACGTCGCGGGATACGCCACGATGCCGAACGAAGTCGCGCAGGTCGTGATCTCGCTCGTGGGCCTTTGGTACAACAATCCCGAGGCCGCTCAACCGATCACGATGACGAGCGTCCCGCTCGGCGGCATGTTCATGCTTGAGCACTTGCGCGTAAAGGCGCCTTTCTCGT